GTAACATAGTTAGACAGGTCAATTTCTGTACTGCCTAAAAGTTCCCAAGCGTTATCCTGCCAGATATATTCGTCATAGACATTGTTCGTAAGTGCCGTAGTTTTAGGGACAAGATAGATAACGTTAGGCTCACCACTTGCAGGAAGTGTAGTAACCTTTTCAAACCTGCCATTAACCGCTGCACTTATGAGGTTATTAACCTCGGTTTGAGTATAGGTATCAGATTTGAGATAGTAGTTTGCAAGGTTATTAACTGTGTTAGTGATAAAACTATTGTCATTCTGCAAATCACTTGTCTTTGTCGGTACGGGAATGTTAATAACCTTATCGGTAGTCTGATTAAGCGAAAAGGTATCTACGTTCTGATCATTCTTCTGAATAGTGATGGTAGGATTGTTAACCGTAGGAATATCGCTTACGTCAGCTTTGTTATCCCAAGTTGATTTTTCTGTATCGGTTACAAGCCTATGGTTTTCATCATCTGTCAAGTCCGATAATTCAGTAGGAATATCGTCTGTATCAGCTTTACCCTCTAAAGCGGTGTCAATCGTCTGTTTATCATAGACATTTTCAATTTCAGCATAAGGAGTAAGATCAACATTAGCAATCTTGTTAGCGTCAACTACAGATGTACCGTTGACTTTAACATCTTTAACACCGTTACCGCTACCACTATTGAACTGAATCTCACCTGTCATCATGCCGTGAGCGTCCATTGTACCTTCAAGAGAACTATAGTTATTAGCCATTAGCGTGTTCCTCCAATTCTACCTCAACGGTGAAATTTTTGTTAGCTTTGATTGTGTAATGCTGATCGTCAGCAGTAACAACCTCAATCTCATACTTGTAAAAGCCAAAGGCTAAATCCTCTGTGTCTGCGGGAACTATCGACAGATGGGCTTTATTGTTTTCCAAGTCAACTAAAAATTCCTTTTCCAGAACTGTACTATCAGTTTTCAGCCTGAAAAATACCTTGTCACCCTCGACAAACTCATAGTCCTGTATCTCCCCATCTTCGTCACGATACTTTAGGTTCTTAACGTCCAAGTCAAGGTTATCACCCCTTGTCAGCCACATATTATCGTCCCTGTCTTTCCTGAAAGCCATATCCTACCTCCTTTTATGTTTACGGCAAGGGGCTTTATTGCCCCTCACCATTTAAACATCATGTCTTGTAAAGTCTTATATTCTTGTAAACAAACGTTACGTTACGTTCACTATCAGCGATTGCCGAATAGTTAATTGCTATCCATATCTTTTTCCTGCTACCGCTATTGAATGTAGTAGTATATGTGTGATACTCGTTGCCAAGTTCGTTAAGTCTGCCACCATTCTCACTAATGATGTTGTAATCCCACCATGAGCCATTATCTTCGGGATTAGCACCCAAGATGTAAGCAGCCATTTGATTAGCCGTGTACTGACGCTCCCCAGAAGTACATTTAACATCATAAGCAAACGCATAATTTGTGTTTTCCTCAACGTCAGCTTCGTAAATGATATGCTCCCATCCGTTATAGCCGTTAAATACTACCGTGGTTTCCAAACCATTCTTTGTGATATTGATAACATCATCAGGAAGGTATTTATTCCATGTAGTTAAATCGTCAAGTACAAAGAACTCTGGTATGCCATCAAAGTACATCTTGTAAGTAACGTTTCTGGTAGAATTTCGATACCAAACAAGGTAGAATATCTTGTTTTTATCTATGTCAGCCAACGATATTTCATAAGTTGCCTTAGTCTGACTTGCAAAATCATAAAGCCATTTAAGCACTCTACCCTTGCGAGGGTCTTGTGAATAAAGCGGATAGCCCCAAGCCGTAGGCATTACGTCTAATAAGCCCCATCCAAAGTCAGGATAGTTATATTCTGCCTTTGTAGTAACCTCAATAACCATCTTTGTAGCACTACCCTTACGCATAGCCGTTTTCGGTACGAATTTAGCCTGAGCCTGTGTCCTATCATAGAACATAAATGTTCCGTCCTCTTGATACCATGCGTAACAAGTTTCCTTGTTAATCTGACCGTCAAGGTATCCCGCATTTTCTAACTCTACGATAGGATTGATGTAGTGGTTATAGCTGTCAATCAGCATCAAACGTCCAATATCGTAATCGATATATTCAGGATCGCTAACAAGGTTATCGCCACGGCTTGTAGTTGCAAAGATTACGAAATAATATCTTGCCTGATTATCCAACGTAGTTACGTCAGCAGGACTAATCTCATGTTCAAGGTCAATAGAACCGTCACAATCAGCAAGGCTATTAGGTATTGCACCCTTCTTGTAGCCTAATTTCTGTAATGTGTAAGTTCCAGAAGTAAGTACAGGCATTTCAAAACCAACTTCAACAACAGTTCCGTTAAGGATTACGGATGTAATCAACGGGGCTAACAGATTCCTTTGCGTATTAACGCTTACAACCTTTGTAAATCTGTAACGCTGTTTTGTTACTCCGTTATCTACGAAATTGCTATACGGGAAAATGCCGTAATAGTATTTTTTGTTTTCCTCAATCGTATCATCAATAAATGGTGTTTCGCTGTATTCATCACGGGTAGTGCTATTAACAAGTATCGTACAATCATCCCACGGATGTACAGGGACACCTGTTTCGCTTCTTACTACTATCGTGCCTACCCACGTTTGAGGTTCCGGCTGATTTGTAGATATATCTGACGGGTCATTCCATGTTATGTTTACACATTCATTATCCCTGTCATATTCAATAGAAACATTACTCGGCTCTTGCAAGAATCTTATTCCGTTATTTCTGCAATACTTGATAAACATTTCAGCAGATTCGTCATTAACGTTTCCGATTCCACCTGCCCCGTCAGCCGAATTATTCTGACTATCCCCAACGTGCCATTTATCGTTAATCTGATACTTAGGCTGTTTACGATTACCACGGCTTGTATAGGTATCAAGCATACTGCCTAAACCCTTTAAATGACGTTCAAGTACGTATGTGTTATACTCACCTATGTCACCGACAACCTTAACATTATCGCCAACCTCGATACACAAGTCCCCAACGTGTTCGACATTCATAGGGGCATAACGCCTATGTGTAACCTGTTCACGGATATTAAGCGTAGCCTGTTTAATGTTGTCCTCACCGTCAGGCAAACTCTTAATGCCTGAAAGTACAAAGTTGTCAACGATATTGTAAACGCTCGGATGCCTGTAGGATGATGAACCCTCATAAGCAAGCTGAATATTGTTCTGGTCATAAACCCTAACAAAACCAATGCCCCAAACAGCGAAATCCTCATAAGTTGTAGGCGGCTTTCTGAAATCATCAGTAACAGTTCCAACTGTTTCAGCATCATATTTAACAAGCGTAACATACTCAAATACGCCCGTTCTGCTTATATGACCGAATACACCATTAGCATTAAGTAAACCGCCCATAAAAAAGCCAAATGTGATCGTATCGCTCTCGATATTTTTCGGAACGTAATAATCGTCATTTATAAGTTCGGTTTCCTCGTTCTGTTCGATAATGTAATCAAAGTCTGTAGCTATATATTCAAACAGGCTGTCCCTTAATTCCTTAACGGTCAAAGGTTCATTATCATTGTCAGCGTAAACCTCGTTATACCATTCCGTAATATCCCAATCCCTTAAAAAATGGTTAGCGTCATAAAGGATTATCTCTCTTGTACGCCTGTCAGCCGAATACTTGTCCGAATAGCAGATATATTGTCCTACCTGAAACAAGGTATCGCTATCCCCGTTAAAGTAGATGTAGATATTCAGCATTAAATCATCCGTGTTAGTCTTTAAGTTCGGAATACTCGCCTTATTGTTAATCGTAAAACTGACTTCCGCACTTTCCATCAAGCCCCATGTAAGATCATCTTCCGAACAAAGACTTTCCTCTAACCTAAAGGTATTGGTCTTAACGTCAGCCGTATGTATCTCAACTGTAGCATTAGTTACTGTAGGAGCTGTCCCCGTAACAGGCGTAACCGAAGCAGCTTCATCTACTATCAGTATGTCTTTGGTTTGATGGGACTTGTAAAATAAATCCCGGTAAGCATATTCAACCATGTTTTTATCCTTCCCAGATAAAACCTAATTTCTCAGAAGTTTTCTTGCCAATAGTACCCGTTTTATCACTAAGACCGTTATCATGCTTAAAGTTACGGCTTGCATATTCAGTATTCTTGCCGAAAACTCCGTCAATCTGACCAACGTTGTAACCCTTTTCGGTAAGTAACGCCTGAGCCGTTTTAACATCCTCACCCCTCATATAAGGGTCTGTCAGTTTAAGTTCACGCCTGAGTACAGGTTTTTCGTTAAGATCAACCCACCAATCAGGTCTTGCAATCTTTTTCCACTCACGTTTGAATAAGTCTGTCATTACTACGCCATCCGCAGTCCCCTTAGCCTCAATAACGGTCTTTTCATCAATAGCATAGCCAACATGACCAAGTGAATCTGTAAACACAAAATCACCCGCTTTAACTAACTCTAAACGTTCAATCTTGTTAGGAATAGCGTTATACATATCCTTCGCCCGCATATCATAGGCAAATATGCCCTTTGACATAAGCCACTTCATGCCTAAGCCAGAACAATCAAATGCCAAAAGTGTAGCTATATCTATTCCGGCATCTATTTTTTTCTGTAGCAAAGTAAGTACGTTCTGGACAAGTTTAGGATCGTTTTTTTCCATAGCACAAAGTTTATGTAGCAATTCTACAAACCTTTCGCCTTGCGCTCCAAGTACATACATCATGCCAAGCATGGCAATTAAGTATGATTTAAACTCTGAAAATTTAGCTGTCACTTTCGCCATTATTCTTCTCCTTATTGTAGTTAGCTGTACTAACGCCTATAAGAGTACCTATTAGCGTTCCGATTGCACCGATAATAGTTACAATTACGTTTACTGTTTTAGGGTTAACATCAAGAACCCCTAAGACTACCGACAAAAAAGTAACTATTGCCGGAATACAGATAAGCGCAACCCACTTTAAAATGTCATAAACTTTGTTCGGTATTTTCATGTCCTACCTCCTTAATCTGCTGCTGTAGTTACTCCACCAATAAATGCCAAACGGCAAGAATCGTATCTTATTTCACTTGCAGAAGCAAGGTACATCTGCGGTTTAAAGTCCGCCATGTACCCCCTCTGCGTTACATAATCGTCAATTTCGGGGATATATGCCGTAATATTACATTCCCTTGCATATTCCTTGCCCGTAATAAACTGTGCGCTTATACTGCTCATAAGCGATGCAAACTGTGTATGATTTAACTGATTAACAGTTTCAAACTCGACTTTTAAGGCTTTAAGCTTTACAGCATCCCTATGCAAGTAACCCTTTGCATCCGTCCAAGGTTCGTAATCCTGCATATTTACATAAGCATAATAGCTATCAGCCTTTATCATACTCAAAGGTATGGTATAATCACCGATCTTGATTAAATATCCTGCGTATGCCATGTCCTGCCTCCTTATGCAAATGCACTATGCCCTAATTTGTTCTTATAACGTGCATCTTCCTCACGCACTACTGTAAACATTCCATGAGGATCACCCTCAATCCTGAATACAACCTCTGTCTGTCCGTTAGCTGCTGCCTGATTAATTGCACTCGCCATCTGCGACATGAAAGCGTTGTTACTGTCCATATTGCCATAATTGAAACTGCTACCAACATTAGACCTGCCAATATTGAGTGACGGGATATTCCACTTGTAACCCTTAAACTCGGATTGCATAGAAGTTGCTAACCTATCCATAGACTTGTCAACTTCATTCGTTCCATCTTCAATACCAAGTGCTATACCATCAGGAATATACTTGCCTAAACGCTTATACAGTTTGGACGGTGAAGCCATTTCGTTCTTCTTCATGTAAGTGGTTTTTGTTTCATCCGAAACACCACCGATAGCCGTAGTAACCATATGACCGTTTTCGGTAATCGCATAACCCAAAGCCAAGTCAATATTCATTCCGGCATCATCAGCAAACTTAACTAATGTCAGTTTGAAATCATTAAGTGCGCCCTGTACGGCTTTAGCCCCGCCGCCGTTGTTGATTGTGTCAGCAAGGTTTTTATAACTCTTGTCAACTTCTTCTGGTAACGTGCCACCAAAAAGTTCTTTTATATCATCTTCCAACTTACCCATGACAGGTTTTGCACCATGAGTAAGGGCTTCTTCTATCTTGCCAACGTCTTTACTTAATCTGGTAGAAATATCGTTAGCGTTATAGATAAGTTCGCCTGCGTTATCGTAAACAGCATTTGTAAATGCTTCTTCCATCTGCCTACGCAACGTAGCCATGTAATTGATAAGTTTGGGTGAGTTAGTCAGAATCGCATACTCTATGTTGTCCATAGTAGCCTGTACTTCTTCGGGAACTTTACCGTCACCAAGTCCGGCAAACGAATTGTTTATGTTCGTAAACAGATTGTTCATGTCGGTTTTGGTAACTGAATCACCCTCTGTAATCTTTTTGTCTATCTTGCTGATTACGTCACTTACAGCATTAGGAAGTTTATTGCTGTTAATCAATCTGGCATTTCTGCGGTTAGCATTATCTATTACATCTTCAACATCATCAACAGTATTTTGAGTAACCTCGTTGTATTTGTTCATGTAATACTCGTACTGATCTTCAAGGTCAATCAAATCACGTTGAACATCACTAAAGTTGCGTTGTGCTTCTTCCCAAGCAACCGCATACTTGTGTATGTATTTAGCTGCTTCTGCAACTTCTTTAGATGTATCTCGTCCTGCCTTAAAAGTGCCGGTTCCTTTAGCCAACTGCTTAATGAACTCGTCACTTAACCCATCTTCTTTCAGTATTCTTTCAGCTTCTTCGTAAGCAGCTCGGCTATCTTTTACTCTTTGCTCTAACTTGTCATAATCAAGCTGTATTTCATCCTTTTGTGATGATAGATCAACAAGATTCTGCAAGTAAGCCTGTGATTGAATATGTGCTTTCTCTTTCTCTATGAGTTTTTCAAGTTCTTCACGCTCGCCCTTATAAGCACCCGTAACTTCGTCTATAGAATCAGCAAGTTCGGGCATGATTCCGATAAGTTCATCTGAATATATCTTTAACAGTTCTTTGGATGCGTCTGTCAAAGTATCGTATGAGCCTGAAAGTGTGATAACCTGTTCAGCAAGCCAATCAAGATTCATTTCCTTGTCATTAACTTCACCCATTCTCATGTCGATATTGACAAAGAGTTCCATTGTGTCAAGGTGCTTGTCACGAACCCACTGATACTTCTCATATTCAATCTCACGTTCAACATCAACTTTAGGTTCGTTTAATTTGGCTGAAATTATATTAATCAGCATTGCTATTCCAAATGTAGCTTTAAATACTAATCCCAAATGACCAAATCCAAGTGCTGACGCTATGGATGTGAAACCTGCTGCCCCTAAAAGTGAACTGATCGCCGATTTAGCCAAACTCTGTAAGCTAAGTGCTGCATATTCACCCGTTTTAATGTCCTTGATATTGTCAATAGACATGGAAACGGCTAAACCTATTTCGATAGCACCTAATCCGGCTTTAGCAAAGTCTATCTTTGTGGACTTGAAATACTTTGTAACGGATGTTGTGATCCTGTCTTTAAGCGTAGCCCCTAATCCTGTGAATTTGAGAAGTGCAAATGCGGTAAGCAATGCGGTTTCAAAAGGAGCAACGCTAAATGAACCCTTCCAAACATCAAATGCTGCCTGTAAAGCCTTACCGACAAGAGTACCAACGCTCTTTAAGATTTCATCCCACTTAATGCCCTCGATAAACTTGCCAATCTTCTTGCCTATGCCTTCCCAATTAACATCATCAAGTGCATCCGAAATGAAATTGAAGAACGATATAGCAAGGTCTGATACATCATTGCCCGCCTTGAAGAAATCACCGATATGGAAATCTTCAACTATCGTTCTGATAGGTTCTAATGCCTTGCTAATATTCTGGGCTATCTCCTGAGCCTTTGACTTCATCTTGTCATAGGCTTCATCCCATACTCTTTCGTATTCTTCTGTCGCCTTGACAATCTGTTCGGTAAGGTCTATCTGGTCTGCCAGACCGCTAACGCCCTTGCTCTTATCGCCACCGATAACCTTTAACTCGTCAAATTCACGGATGCCCTTTTTGGTTTCCTTCATAGACTTGTTAAGATCATCAACGGCTTCGGTATCTTCTTCCATTACGTCTGAAAATCCCGTACCGAACTCGTCAATCGTTAACTCGATACCTAACAGACCCGCAATATCCACTAACAGATTCTTAAATGCTATGGATAAGCCGTTTACCCACGGTAATACTCTCTGCATTACAGGGATAAATAACTGACCCATTACAGTACCTAATTCAGCAAAGTTGTTTTTCAACATACGAAGCTGATTAGCAGGTGAGTTAATGGTATGCGCTAAATCGCCCCATGCAACCTTGCTCTGGTCAAGTATCGCAAGTAATCTCAACTGAGCCTTTTCAGCCTGTGTCATTTCCGATACGGCTTTTTCTACACCATTAGCGTAAGCGTACTGTTCAAGCGTAGCCGCCGTTAAATCAATACCATACTTGTATAATGCCCTTGCCTGCCCTGTTAATGCCGATTGTAAGTTACTTGCAACCTGTTCATAGTCAACGTTACGGAGCGAACCCATATCAGCCGCCAACATACTAAATGCTTTAGCAGTAGCAGTAGATACTTCCTGGGCCTGTCCCATAGCGTTAGTGATACTTGCTATAGATGCCTGATATTGAGTTATTTCTGTGAGATTTAAGCCAAGATTTTTAGCATTAGTAGTCTTGATAAGCCTATCTTCAAGGTCTAATTCAAGTCCTGACATCTGGTGCATCTTACGCTTCATTTCTGAAACGAAAGCATCAGCGTATTCGTCAGCACTACCAATGCCCGCTTTATGGAATGTATCAGTACCTATCTTCTCTGCTACTACATCAAAGTAGTTGTATGCTTCGAGGTAATCCGCAGCACTCATAAAGGCTTTTTTAAGCCCTGACGCTGCCCTCATAGCGATCCAGAACTCCGCATACATCTTGCCTATTGCACTTGCAAGGTTTAATGATCTTCTCGTTGCCCTGTGAGCCGAGGTACTGAAACTATTTAAGGAACTATTTATAGAACGTGTAGCACTACCAATCTTACTTCCCTGTGACGCAAGATTAGTTAGGCTGTTCGTAAAATCAATAATGCTCTGGTCAATATTCTTAACACTTCCGATAGTGTTAAACAGGTGCCGTAATGCCTTTTCAAGTTTCGGGATGTTAACGATAGCATTAGTAATGTTCTTGTTACCCAACTTACCCAATGCTAATATAAGTGACTTAACGCTATCTGTAATATCAGCAGCGTTAGCCAATCCCGCTATAGAACTCGATAACTGACTAAGTGAAACTGATACGTTATCTAATCCGGCAGTATTGATAAGTGCTAACTGACTTATGTTAGTAACGATCCTTTTGTAATCCCACTTAGAGGAATTATCGTTCATGCTTTGGATTACGGCATTAAGATTAGACAAACCGAATGAAAGCTGATTCAGTTTGCCCGTTTCAAGTTTTGCTATGCTGACGGAAAGAGAATCTAATCTCTGTGCCAATTTACCAATGGCATCATAAGCCTTTTGCGATTCAGCATTTATTTGTAACGTTAAGGTTTCTAAATCCGCCATTGTGTAATCCTCCGTTAATCCTGCTTGCCATGCCAATTTTTAGCCCATGTATCAAGCGTAGCCATAAGCAATCTGTTATTATCCTTTAACTTACGCTCGTTTGCTTCATCTTCTGCAATCTTATGGGTAAACGGTTCTTTTACATATTCGGAACGTGCTTTGTAGCCCGCAAGGTTATGTTCAACCGCCGTAGCTACAGCCGATTCAATATATAAGCCCAATTCCCAATTCTTTGTGTCCTGCATACGATTACGGATCTTCTGTGCTTCAAACACATACTCAACCTCTATCGGGCAAGCATCCATGACTTCCTGTTTGGTAAGTCCTAATGCTACATACATAGGCAGCAGTTTTTTATAAAAAAGTTCTGTGTATGTCAGGTTTTCGGGGATTTCTTCTGGTTCTTCTTCGCTCTCTCCTCCATCAGCGAAATCGCTTTCTCTGACTTCTTGAGAAGATCGCCGAAAAAACCCTCTGCAAGTAGTTCCTGTGCTACTATGCCGAAAACGTCCATCAGACCGTGTGCATCTTCTTCTGTACCTTCATCAAAGTAATCATCCAGAAGATCACCGACAGCTTCAAGGCTTTCTACCGGGTTAAACTTCTTGAAGCCTTCAAAAAGTAACTCTCTGGTGGTCTTGAACATCTTAACTGTAAATTCGCTATCCTTTTTGGTTATGGTTCTGTCCGTAAGGATTCCCATAATCTCGGATGCACGATCCAACAGGTCTGTGTCACAAAAACTGTTATATCCAAATTTAATCTTGTATTCTTTACCTTTGATTGTTATTGTTTTCATATGTTTTACCTTCCCTTATTACATTTTTATGTTATCCTTAAAGGGAAGGGGCAGCTTTCGCCGCCCCGTTCCGTTTTCAGGGGTTTGTATGAAGCAAAGCTGACTATCAGCTAAATGCAACCTTTGTGTCCATTCCCTTCGGGTCAACAATGACAAGAGGGAACTCAACGGTCATAAGACCATTCTGAGCCATTTCAGGCTGAGGTATAGCCTCCGGGGGCTGTGCAACTACAAAGAAAGCCTTTGTTAAGTTGGGAGCGATTGTTTCAAACCACATATTAAGGTTGCTTGCCTTTGCGGTCTGATAAGCCTGAATAAGATTGCCCCATTCAGTAGCGGTTTCGTCTGTGAAGTTAACTGTGATAGTCCAAGTACCACCTGTTTCACCACGTCCTGCAACGGTCTTTGTTACATAGTCCTCTAATGCCGAAGCATCAATAGTAGCAGGATTTACTGTGATTCCGCCGATATTGTTGATTCTGTGAAGCTGTGTGAAAGATGTGGGCTTCTCTCCTGCGTAACCTGCTGATTCAACGCCGTAACCGAAGGTAACACCTAAAGTAGATAAACCCATGATCGTAGCATCTGCCATTTCTTTATCCTCCTTGTAAGGTTATTAAAGATTGATTTCTTCATCCGCCCCTATCACTCGCCTATACCTTGAAATAAAGGAATAGGTATCAGAAGTTTCTCTGTTGATCTCACCTCTGAAAATGACATTAAAGCGGAGTTTTTTAAAATTACTCAACACTTCCGAAGCTATTTTGCGCATACCCGCTAATCCGTTATCCGTACCGCTTTTAGCTATTGTGATGTGAACCTCAAAGGTTGCCATCAAAGCATTAACAGTAGTATTATCAAGATCAGCACCCATTTCGGGGCTGTCAAGCATCTTGATATAGATTGCCGGAAGGCTTGTATCATCATTCAGCTTTTCCTGCTGAGTGATATACAGATTCGGATAAGTGGTTTTCAAAGACTTTTCAAGCCTTGTCTTAATGATTGTGTAAATCTTCGGTTCGATACTGAATACCCAATCACTCTGAGCCATTTCCGAACACCTCCCTTGCTGTAGCTTCTACTTGCGTTATTATTTCTATTACGGCATTGTGCA